AACCATTGGCGGGATTCGATCTGCACCAACAGCACCGGATTTGTCAGGCGTTACGTCAAGGCTGCCGATCTTGACGTTCTTAAAGTCTTCGAGGCCGCCAAGGCTGATGCCATCAACGTTGTTCTTCAGGTAAACGGCAAGCTCAATCTGTGCACGCTTGACCTGATTAGGAACCTCGGTGTCAGTAAAATAATCTTCAGTCAGCCTAAAAGGAAATCCGCCTGCAAAAGATCGCACGTAGGTATCGGGCTTTCGCACGCCAGTACGCGGCCATTGCAATGCTTGTGTGTCAGTTGATCGTGCGCCTAAAAATCTTTCGCGATCAAGCCGCTGTGTTGCCGCTGTCAACGCACGATTACGTGAATCTGCATTGCCTGTCGTCCACTTGGCAGCGTCAGTGCTTTCAACCATCGCCTCAACAAAAGCGTCAGCCTCAGTCAGCGTTATGTAGCTGTTCGCGCTTGCGTCGCCCACTGTTGCGTTGATTGTTACTGCCATTGGGCTTCACGTCAGAAGACTTTGATTTTGGCTTTTCAGGGGCAAAGGCCGCCGCTTGCGCAGCAGCCTCGCGTTCCTTCATTCGCCTAAAAGCGAATAAACCCATCAGGAGCTTGCGCCCTTCAGAGCTACAAAGGACAAGACAATTGCCTCGCCCAATGAACCTGCTGACAGGTTCGCAACGGTGATCTTGAATGAACCAGCCGCGATGTTGGTTGCTTGCGCCAAGTAAGCGCCAGCAGTGCCAGCAGAACTGTGGTTCACCACCACTACATCAGTGGAGCCGATTTCGCTGTTAGTAACCACAAAGGTCACTTCAGCGGCAGCCGCTAAGGCTGCATCGTCCAAGGTGATTTGACCTGAAGCTGCGTTCAGAGTCACACCTGTTGCTTTACTGGTGGCCTGGGTGACAGTACCGCCAGTTGTCGGGCCAATAAGTTTGCCCGCTGTTGCCTCAAAAATGGATGCCATGATTAATTACCTCCCTCAATCAAGGTTAGAAGTGGAAGTAATCCGAGCGATCCCAATGTTATTGGTCTCGTAAACCTTCGTCCAGTTGCCAACTGTTGACAGTTGTGCAGGAGTTGGGTTTGGAACTTCAGCAAACCTTGTGCCCATCGGATGATAGACGTAGTGAAGGTCAAAACTGAGAGCATCGGATTTAGCCAGGATGTCCCGGTCTCGCTCAGTGCGAAGCGCCATTTGTTCGCCAGAGCCAATAGCCCCAGGTGTAAACAAATAACTTGCGTACTTAGTAGATGCGCCAGATCCAGTGGTCTGCACATCAGACGAAACAATTACCCGAAGCCCCATAAATGAAGGGACTTGCACTTGGCCAAATGCGTTTGCAGTTGAACCTTGGCTTGCTGCAGTGTCAGCAGCACCGTTGTCGTCGTAGATAAAGTCGATTGCTCGACGTTCCATCAACGAATAATAAACAGACGGATGAAGAACAATTGTGGAAAGTTTTTCACCTTGGTCGCCCAAGAGTGATTTTGCTTTCACAATTTGACGAGGGCCAAGGTCAGTTGGCGTGTCGCCGCTTCCGCCGTCAACCGCCAAGCCAGCAAAAGCAGCCCCAGAGGTATCGGCTACAGCGCCAAAAACGCCAGCGCAGCAAGACAGCAAGTCCTTTTGACGCTCATTGGCAATGTAACTGGCAAGTTTTTGACCGATAGCAGCCATCGGGTCAGAACCAGCAGCCATCGCTGCAAGATCGCGTGATTCAAACGCATTGCCTCTGTGGACTACAGCAGCACGCTGTTTGTCTGCAGTGATCTTGCCTGGGGTCAGTGAAGAACTGTCAGTCAGAACCTCAAAAGTTGAAGCCAGATTTGCAGCGTAAAACGGGACGTTGATGTAGTCGCCACCATCCTCAGTTGCGTTCAACTCCGCCATGGGTTGCACTACGCCGCTAGCCAAAAAGGCGTCACGCTTAGTGGTCTCCTCAAGCAAATACGGAGTGAAAATTTCTGGGATGATGATGTCGCTCCTAAGAGTCGCCATCTGTCAAAAAAGAGAATGTTTACGGTGTGGGCGTAACCCGATTGGCGCGGCGTAGCCCTGCCATTAGGTCACATACTAACGGTTAGCTGCGTTTTTCAACCTTTCATACATGTCACGATCAGTTTTAAATAACCGTGATTGTTCTGTCAGGTTGAACGTTTCTTTACTGAATGGATTTTTGACACCAGCAACAGAATCACTTGTTGCACGCCCAGACGGCGCACCACTGCCTTGAGGCTTAGGTTGCTTTTGCATCCAAGCTGGCAAAGTTTTGGCCCATTCCCCGACAGGCGTTCGTTGATAGCCATCGACAACAACAACGGTGCCATCAGGCTCACGCTCAATTTGTTCACTCGTCAACTTAGTTTTTAAAATCAAGTCCGGGTCATGAACAACATCAGCCAAAGCACTGACAGCAGGCGTAATTAGCTCCAGCTCACGAACACGCGCTTCGAGTTCAGAAATGCGCTTGTCCTTCTCCGCCGTCGCCTCACGGAACTGTTGCTCCAAAGCTTGTCGAGCTTCCCCGTACTTACCTTGCTTTTCCAGATTTTCTTGTTCCGCTTTGGCTTTGAAGTCCAGTAACTCCTGAACATCAACGCCATCAGGAATCGCTTTAGTCTTTTTTAGCTTGCCGATTAGCTCGTGGTTTTTGCGTTCTAACGCTTCAACGCTGCCTTTTAATGACTCAAATTCAGCGTTGTTTTGAGGTTCAGAAGACGTAGTCTCTTGAATTTGCTCTTCAGACATGTGCAACCCGTAGGGCTTATTTGCTCCTAAAGGTTATCAGCTCCATTTCGATTTGTTCGCCCAATATGCGGCACTTGTTTTCCCCTTGGCAATATTTTTTGCATGACGCGCTTTAAAAGACGCACGCTTTGCCTTATCCGCCGCTGATTCGCCCTTGCGCGGGGGCTTTGTCTTAGCGCCCTGCATCCCAAAACGTATGAGCTTCGGGCTGCCTTTAATGCTGACCACAACGGCGTGTGATTTGCCGCTCGAATGATTCGGCGTCTTAATTGGCTTGTCGTAGCCCGCAAACGTATGACCACCACGCTTGATGGTCATTTGCCTTTTGGTGCCGCCTTCAATTGAGAGCGACGCTTGAGCACAGGATTGCCCGTGCTTTCTGACTTGATCCGCACCACGGGATCGGCATCAGTGCCAACACGAGTTACCGTGCCGCCGCTTGGCCCCTTGACTGATGCACGCTTGCCACCGCTACCGGTAACAACGCCAAAGGTCCGCTTACCCTGGTAAACCCAGCTAACGCGAGAACCCTTCTTCACTTTTTCTTAGCTCCTTTCTTTTTCTTAGCAGGCTTCTGAGGCTTCTTTGGCCCGGAGTAGCTAGGCATCAGGATTCCTCCTTGGCTTCTGCTTTCTTGGCTACAGCTTTTTTAGTTGCAGGCTTTTTAGGCGGGCAGGAAAGCGGTGGTGCTTCTTCTACAGGAACCGTGAGCTTGAATCTGCTATGAAGCTTTACCACTTGGAGCAATGCGTTTGAGTTGCCCCAACGTTAGCTCTGAACCGTCTTGGCTGACAAACTTTCTGATCGCATCAGTTGGCCCATACTTTCGCGCCAAACGATTGAAGTACGGAACCTTTTCAGCCCCAAGGATTTTGGCCTTCTCTTCTTTGCTTTGCTTGTTTAACCATTCCCCGTAGGTCGTACTTTCAGGCACTAATCCACCAGCACTTGACCTGGTGTCTTCAGGCGGTGGCTCAATGCCCAAGCCGTTGTAATCAACAATGGGCACAGTCGCAGAACGACAGTTGAAATGCTGCGGCGGTATCGGCCCTTTGCCATATTCGTGAACTGTGCCGTCTAAAGCTCGGCAGATTGGTGATGTTCTGCCGTCAAGCGTTGCCACGTATTTGTATTTCTTAGTCACTTCTTGGTTGGCCTCAAAGACTTTCTGGCTTGCAGCGTTTGCAACTTGATTGATGCTTGTGCGAACAAGAGTCCTGATCTGTTGATCTGCAGGGACTGTGGCTTGCCCGCCTGCCGCAATGATTTGGTTGATGCTGCCTGGCTGGCCTTGCTGCAAACGCCCTTTTAACCGTTTCACAATCGATTCAGTCGTTTCACCCTGCAGCAGTCCGTTCCTGACCGACATACCAAACAATGCTGTCTGCCGTTCCCCTAAGTCTTGAAATGCCTTCTGCAAGATCTGACCATTCGGCAACGTCAAAGTGACACCATCGGCAATCGTTACCGTTACCGCTCTTGTTGCTCCAGTCACAGCAGCTTGAAGATCATCGCTTAAAGAAACCACGCCAATTTGTGTTGGGTCAGTTGTTACGACAGCTTCAGCAAAACCAGGTGAGATTTTTACAGAGTTGACTTTTGGCTTTAGCTCAGGCGGCAAGACTTTGCGCAATTGATCTTCAACAAAGCCAGCCTCAACGCCTGCTAGTTCTTCAAGTTCACTAATTGACAACGATGTGCTTTGCCCCGCCCATCGGTTAACGCTAGTTTTTAGTTGCGCGAGAATGGACCGAAGCCGTGCAGCCTTGCCAGGTGCAGGCAGCCCATCAAGCCCACGAAGCTGGTCAATAGCATCCAAAACAAGATCGTTGTATGCGTTGATAATTCGTTTGGATACGCCATTGCCGTAACGGTTGAGGTTTATTGCGTTGTTATAAAACTCTGCCGGTGTGCTCATTTTTCATAAATGCCAAGGGCTTGAGCTTCTTCAATACAAACAACAGAAGCATCCGCACCAAGCTTTAGAGCGTTATCCAAGATTGACGTAAATTCCGCCACGACATCTTTGTCATAAGTCGCAATACTGCTTTCGGTTACGGCGCAAACTTTGCCGTCCAGATACCACGTCAGCCGGATAACTGCAAAATACTGATTAGCAAGCCTGTCATGTGAGTAAAAGAAATCCCGGCTTGATGGTTGTTCTGCTTTTGGTTTACGCAAATTATCCAACCAGCTCATCGTTTACCTCCGGCTCACCTTCAGGCATTGTGACTACCTGCTCTGGAACCGGCTGCGGTGTTTCAAGTAATCCGCCTGCTTGCGTTGCTTCAAGCTCGGCTTCAACATCAAAATCATCACCTAGTACCTCTCCTGCCTCTAGCTGCAGCAACAACGTTTCTTGTGTCACCGTGCCAGCGGTGTAAAGCTGCAACAACGCTTGAATCTCTTGTGGCTCAAGTCTTGCGCCCATAAAGTCACGATTGACAAGGCTGCTGCCCGCTTGTGACTCCTGCAAGTAATCAGCGTGAAACCGCAAGCAGTTGTCGATCATGTCCTGCATCTGCTGCGCGACAACCATCATGGTGCTGTCGCCTTGACTGCGATCAATCCTTTTTGATTCGGCAGTTTCTGCGCTGAGTTTTGCGCCCATCACAGCAGCAAGGCCAAGCTCGTTGATCTGCTGAACAATCTGATCAAGCCTGCGGAACTGCGCGTCGTAACTGTTGCCAGCGGGTTCAATAAATTCTGCCCTTGCCGATTCGGGGAGTGCAAAAGCTTCCCCGGGGCCTGCACTAATCTCTTCAGCAGACTGCGGGAATCCGAATAGGGCTAATAATGGAACAGCGCTTATATGCAGTTGG